ACAAATAAAACAATCCATGCTATAATATAGACAGTGAAAGGGAGAAAACGAAATCCTTTCAAATATGATGTGATGGGAGATAGGAAGAATATGTTAAACCTCAACACTCTATACAAACTTATAAAATCAGAAGAACAGAGACGAGACGAATACGTTGAAACCTATTCTAAATTTCCGTACGTGTTCAACCCGCGAGTAGTTGATTACACTAATAAAAACATTGAATGGATGAAGAAAGAATACAAAGAACGGGGAGGTAAAAGAAAGGTATGAACACAATATTTGATTTAGTAAAAGAATACAATCCAAGAAAAGTTATTATATAACATAGATTGTTTGGAAGGGGGTATCGCAATGATAAATAAACACTATATTGAAGATTTTGTGGAAGAATTCTACAATTCCGGCGTTATATTTAAGATTTCAAAAAGTGTAAATTTAAAACATTTACGATTAAAACTTGATGAAGATTAATTTGTTTTGCCCACATAGTTTTGATGCTTTATTAGATAATAGATTGTTTTATATTGAAAATGGTGATTTATATATCATCAATTCTAAATGTGAAATGCTAGAATTAGTTAATTATAATTGTTATACACTTAAAATTTTGCATGAAGATGAAAATGGTTTCTTTATATCTGGAGGTACCCCAATGAAACTTAAAAAAGAACACATTGAATTTTTAAACGAAACTGCAAGAATAGATTTTGATAGTGCTTTACAAATGGTAGACGGTGTAAACATGTTATCTGAGGTTGAATATGGATTTGTGAATATGAACGATGGTGAACACAGGTTAGTTTATTGGGAAGATGGAATTTTAAAAGATGCATATAGAAATTGTGAGGATTAAAATGTTGGTTATCAGTTTAACTAACCTTATAAAGATGCTCGTATTAGCGTACATATTGGGAATTTTAACGTTTGTTATAATTGTGTTTTTAATTTCAAGAAAGTTGTGATAAAATGTACATAGATTTTGTGAACGCTCTTAGAACAATCGGAACAGGGCTAATAATATGTTCTTTAGTGGGTTTAGTAGCTATAATTAAATCGGGTTTTAATTGGAGGGATTTAAAATGATAGATATAGGCTTAACAAATGCACTTGCACAAATAACAGATGCTTTGTATGAAATTACCGACACATTAAAAGAGTTAAAAGAGACAGAAGATACCATAAATAAATGTGAAAACTGCCCATATAAAACATATTATGAGCAGGGATATGTTTGAAGTCAGAAACGGCAGAAAAGTTTAAAAGGAGGGGTGACGTTTTATTAAATGCCGTTTATAATACAATCACAAAAATAAAAGGAGACATTCAAAATGAAAGTAAAGATTTATGAGGGCCGAATTTACAGTGTAGTTAAAGAAAAAGACGGAAATATTTGTGTTTAAACAGTAGACGGTTTGTACAAGAACGATGCAGAATTCAAAAAGGCAATGAAAGCCAATGGATAAAAGTTTATCGGCATTGCAAATAAAGAGAAAGTTCACAACACTTATGAAATCAGTGCAGAAATCGTAAAAGAACACAGCACGCTTGTAACCGAATAATTTAGAATGGAGTATTTAAAATGGCTTATAAAAAGAAAGCAGAAACTAAAGAGCGAGTTGAAACAGTTTTCGATGTTAAAGGTGAGTTGACATTCTGGGTTAAAATGGGGAGTAACGGCAGACTTTATGCTTCCACCTCCGTAAAAAACAGCGACGGTGACAGAATGTTTTATTCAGTCTTTTTCCGAAAAGATGGTGATTTGACTGATTTTGATGAGGGCATGAATAGAATTAATGTGAAGTCCGGTTTCATCACTTGTACAAAGTTTGGTAAAAGTGTTCGACCGAAGATTATGGTCCTGGATTTCGAGTAAGAGAAAAACAGCGCCCCGGACAACCGGGGCGCACTATTTAGAAAGTGGGTGTTAAAAATTGAAATACACCGCTGGGAATTTAAGAACTAGGGATATAGATAAAGAAATTCGCGCATACAATAGACGCTTGTTACAATTGCAATCGAAAAATGAAGCGTTTAAAATTCTCGATACGTTGACCCGCACGGAAGTAATGCGCGGTAGGACAGATGCAGAAATAGCGCGTGAGTTGAATCGTTTACAGGAATTAGCAAAGCCCGAAAAGCAGAAAATGGTAAAATACAAAGCGGGGAGCAGTTTGGAAGTTCCGCTGTTTGTCCGCGAACAAGTCGAACGTGCCATTAGGAAAGCGAATAAGCAAACCACGAAAAGGTTTGAAATTCTGGAAGCACAGCGCAGGGGATCATTTTACACAATTGAACAGGAGAGTTTAAGACACATTACAAAAGGAACAGGGCGCACATTGATGGAAGTTAAAAAGAGATTGGAGACTGCACAAAATCGTGAACGTAGTGGTTATTTAACTTTCTTAGACGAGAAATATAAAAGAAATTATATAAAGGCCATTCAAAACAACTTCGGTGCGGCCGGTGATAAGTTAGTTGACAGGATAAGCAAAATAAACGGTACAGCTTTTTATTTCGCAAGCCAAGACACGTTTTACGGCTCATATTTGGAAATTGAATATTCTTATGGTGAAGAAGCTATAAATGCTATGATAAATAAAATTGAAAATGCTTTGACGGTTTTAAATTTGTAATGTTTACCGCAGACTTTGAGACTACCACAGATAAAAACGATTGCAGAGTATGGGCTTGGGCCGTTTGCGAAATTGGCGTTATAGATAATATTGTAATTGGCAATAATATAGAAAGTTTTTTCAAAACATGTGAAGAAAGCGGAAATTTAATCCTTTATTTTCACAACCTGAAATTTGACGGTGAATTTTGTATCAGTTATTTATTAAAGCATGGATATGAATATGTTGAAACGAAGAAACTTTACAATAAGCAATTCAACGCGCTTATATCTGATGACGGGCAGTTTTACAAAATAAAGATACGGTTTGAAAATGGGAACAGTTTAGAATTGCGCGACAGTATGAAACTGTTAAATTATTCAGTTGATGAAATAGCAAAAGCATTCCATTTGGATATTCAGAAACTTGAAATTGATTATAATGTTCCACGTGGAACAAATCACATTTTAACGAAAGAAGAAACCGAATATTTGAAACATGACGTACAGATTATGTCACTTGCGCTTGACCGTATTTTTAAAATGGGTTTTGAAAAATTAACGCAGGGTAGTTGCGCTTTGGAGGATTTTAAAAGCATCATAGGTAAAAAGAGGTTTAGAACGTTGTTTCCTGAACCAAATTACGACAAGGATATCCGCAAAGCCTATAAAGGTGGTTTCACCTACTTGAATCCGATATACGCGGATAAAGATGTAGGTGATGGTAATGTATTCGACGTAAATAGTCTGTATCCATCCCGTATGTATTATTGTGATTTGCCTTGGGGTGAACCGAAATTTTATGATGGTGAATATGTTGAAGATGTAGAACGGCCTCTATACATTCAGTTGTTTAAATGTGAGTTTGAATTAAAAGAGGGATATTTGCCGACAATTCAATTAAAAGGGAATAGCCGCTTTGTTCAAACAGAATATGTAACTTCAAGCAATGGGGATATCGTTCCGCTTTGTTTAACAAATGTAGATTTTGAGTTGTTTTTAAAGCATTACAATGTTTATAATCTAGAATACATTCGCGGCTGGAAATTTAGAGCATCAAAAGATTTGTTTAAAAAGTATATTGATAAATGGATGCAGGAAAAAATAAAAGCTGGGAAAGAGCATAATCCCACTATGCGAAACTGGTCAAAAATTATGCTAAATTCTTTATATGGCAAATTTGCGCTTGACCCAATATGCGCGAAAAAACATCCGTATCTTGATAAAGGTGTTGTGAAATACAGAACATCTCCACCAGAAACAAGGGAAGCCTTGTATTTACCTGTGGGCGCGTTTATTACAGCATATGCACGCAGGTATACAATAGAAACTAGTCAGAAAATAAAGGAATACAGTATAGAAAAATACGGTAAAGACATGTATATTTACAGTGATACGGATAGTATTCATACAACTTTACCCGTAGAAGATATTGAAAAGTTCATCGAGATAGATGATTATAAACTTGGAGCGTGGGCGCACGAAAGCCATTTTACAAGAGCACGATTTTTAAGACCTAAAACATACATTGAAGAAATAGATGGTAATTTACACGTTACTTGTGCAGGTTTACCGGATAAAGGTAAAGAACAGGTTACATGGGAAAACTTTCATCCGTGCGCAACGTACACCGGGAAACTTATGCCAGTGCATGTTGATGGCGGAATTGTCTTAGTTGATAAAGAGTTTAATATAAGGAGTTAAATTTATATGTACAACAATTTTATTGATAAATATTCTGACTTGAAAAGGACCTATGTAAATTTGATGAAAGATAGTAAAAGAATCTATGAAGAAAATGATAACATGGAACGTAAATATAATGAGATGTGTGATTTATATGATGAAATTAGTTTGAAACTCGCAAAAGCAATTATTAAAATCAATCGACTTGAAAGTGAAAACAAAGAGTTAAAAATAAATCTAGAGAAAATAGTTGAAGTAAAATGCCCACTTTGCGAATTCAACTTAAATAAAATGAACGGATGGAAGCTAGAAGATTTATGATTCAATTATCCATATTTGAACAACAAAAATCCATGGCATAATTTGTAAATTACAGATATGATTATAATAGGATTTACAGGAAATGTAAATAGTATTTACATCGGAGCGCAACGGGTGAAACCGACCGTCTGTAACATCGGGCCTTGCAAGCTATATTATTTCTGCCTGTGAATCCTATTGAGGTGATAAAATGTACTACGACATTAACAATACATTATCCTATAACGCACTTTTTAATATTGTGCTTGGCGGACGTGGAATTGGCAAATCATACCAATGGAAAATCAAAGCGGTACGGGACTTCCTTAAAAAAGGTAAACAGTTCGGATATATTCGTAGATACAAAGACGAGTTGTTAAAAACTGCGGACAAGTATTTTAATGACATTATTAAAAATCAGGTTTTTCCCGACACCAAAATAGAGTATGACGGAGGCCAATGGTACATTAACGAAGAATTAGCCGGATACACTTTCGCGCTGACAAAAGCAAGTGACTACAAATCAAGCGCGTTTCCTGATATTTCAAATTTGATTTTTGAAGAATTTATCATTGATAAACCGCATTCATCTTACCTACGGAATGAGCCTTTCCTTTTGTTCGATTTGTATGACACGATAGCTCGAATGAGGGATGATGTTATTTTGTTCATGTTGGGCAACGCAATTTCAATGGCTAATCCTTATTTTATACAATGGGATTTATCATTACCGAAAAACAAGAATGCTATTGTAAGAGATAATATTCTTTTACAGGTTGTACCAACAAGTGCAGAATTTAAAAGGGCGAAAGAAAATACAAGATTTGGTCAAATGTCACGCGCCCTTGGTTATGCGGAATATTCAGTAGATAATAAATTTTACTTGGATGATGAAGCACAGATAATGAAAAAAGGGAAAAACACGCGGTTTTATTTTACTCTTGTTTGGAGGGACAAAAAATACGGCGTGTGGTTTGATTATGACACAGGGATGACAATTATATCATACGATTATGATCCTTATAATACTATGGTTTTTACACCAGATAAAGAAAGTATCAACAAGTCAATTCAATATGTAAAGCAGTATGAACGGCATCCGTTTTTTAGAAGAATAAAAGAAGCACTGGAAACGGGTACACTTGCTTACGAAAATGAAAAAATTCAGCATGAAATTAAAAGCATGTTGAAAATAATTATTTAAAAGGAGAAAAACAATGGCTTATACTACTTGGATTACGGCAAACCCCCTTGTAAATGTCACGCAGGTTTTTGGAGGTTCACACCGTGGAAAAGACTGGAACACACGGGATGCTTCCGGCGTGATGGGTGATACGATGGTGCGTGCGATTGGAACGGGTGAAGTTGTTCGCAGTGAGTACGGGACGGGGGGCAATTGGTCCTGGGGAAATTTCATTGCAATTTATTATCCTGCTCTTGATAGAACGGTCTTGACCGCGCACCATGCAGACCGCCTTGTTAAAGTTGGCGATACGGTTGAAGCCGGAACACCTATCGGCAATTTTGGAATGACGGGCAACACTACGGGGCCGCACTGTCATGAAGAATGGCATGTTGGCCGGGGTATTACAAATAATCTTGTAACGCCTGAGGATGGTTTTCCGAATATCGTTGGGAGATATGATATTGAATATGGAGGAGGTGAGACACCTATGCCCGCAGAATATACAGCAAATATTCTAATTGTTGTCTTTGCCGAAAATGGTCATACCATTAACAGCCCCGCGAGTAATGACCCCGAAAACTATGTGTATTTTGGAAACAAGCGCAAGTTCCGCGTGATGGCTGACAATCTTGATAAAGTCCAAGAGTTCGGAAGTTGGAATTACTGGCAAGATATTACAGATGTCGCCGTCTTGAAAATCTTTAATAAAGATTTGAGTGAACTGCCCAATGTGTGAAAAAATGAAAGCACTTTATATTGAAAGTTATTACAACTATCAAAAAGCAAGTGCCAAAGAAGTAGGAATTATGTACGGGATATTTCTAGGTGTAAGAAAATGCTGTAATATTTTGTATTCACACAAAACTGTTACAGAGTTTCAGCTATTGGCGAATAATTTTGTAGACAAAAGGTTGTGAGAAAATGGACTATAACGCTGTTGCCCAAATTGTTAGCACTCTTGGCTTCCCGATTGTAATGTGCGGAGTGCTTGTTTGGTTGAATGTTAAGCAGATGAACGCGCACAGGGAAAGCGAGGAAAATTTCACGCAAGCCCTTTCAGATAACACAAAAGCATACATCGAACTTAAAGACGTTATTACAAATTTAAAGCTAAAGGAGGAAAATTAAAATGAAACTTAGCGAAGCGCGTGAATTTATTGACAAATTGTATAATAGTGAAGATGGGTTCACGGACGACATGCGCGAAGATTTGCGCAGGCTCCATGACAGTGAAGATGAACAGGAGGGAATGGAACGTTACTGGAAAGAAATGTCCGATAAAATGGACAGTATTTCCAATGCGTTCAGGGATTTTAAGCGCGATTATGTTACCCGCGTTTTGACTGGCCGTGATGCTGTTAGAAAGCATGTCGAAGATTTGAAAGACGACGATTTCGACGATATCAAAGACGAAACGGAAAAAATCAAATCCATTTTTAATGAGGAGGTAATTGAAAAATGAAAAGTGCAAAAGTTTTGACAAGTGTGACTAATAATGCGCAGCAGATTTTAACAGCGCTTCGCGCGCAGATGGTCGCGGAAAATCCCAGCTTTGAAAATCGGCTCCCGCAGGTGACGCAGGATAATATTCGGGAATTTGGCACGGCTGTGCTGGATTATCAGCCCACGCAGAACGCTTTTGTAGATACGCTTGTAAATCTTATCGGTAGGGTATGGATTACGTATCGTTTGTTCACAAATCCGATGCGTGTTCTGAAAAAAGGTATTCTTGAGTACGGCGATACGGTGGAGCTGGTTTATACTAACCTTGCCAAGGCACACCAGTTTGACCCGAAGCAGGCCGAGGAAGAGTGGATGAAGCGTGAAATTCCCGACGTAAACACTGCTTTTGCAAAACTCAACTATCAGGTATTTTATAAGCAGACTATTTCCGATGATATGTTGCGTCAAGCGTTTATGTCGTGGCAGGGCCTTAGTGATTTTATCAGTTCTGTATTTAATGCTATGTACACGGGTGCGGAACTGGATGAATTTACCACGATGAAAAATCTGCTTGCGCAGTATGGCACGGCTGGCAAGTTCGCTGTTGAAGTAATTGATGAAGTAACGGATAATACGTCCGCGCACATGGCGCTCGCGAAAATGAAAGCTGTTTCTAACAAAATGGCTTTTATGCGCTCGGATTACAATAGCCTTGGTGTCCTTACTGCGACGCCGAAAGAAAAACAGGTCCTTATTATTGACGCGGACACCGATGCTTATCTGGCCGTGCTTGGGTATAGTACTCTGTTCAATCTTGAACCCGCGAAGGTTCAGTACCGTGTTATCGTCGTGGATGAAATTCCTATTCAGGATACGCACGCAATTCTGATTGATGAGGACTTCTATGCGGTGTGGGACGCTTTGCAGAAATTCACACGCGATATGAACGGACAGGGCCTTTACTGGCAGTATTGGGCGCATTACTGGAGAATCATGGCCGTGTGCCCGTTTGCGAATGCGGTTGCGTTTGTTACCACTGCCCCAACAATTACAGGTGTTACCGTTTCGCCCGATACCACTACTGTCAATAAGGGCACTACTGTTCAGATGAAAGCTACCGTAGCGGGTACTGGGCTTTATCCTCAGGGTGTGACGTGGGCTATCTCCGGAAATTCTGACAGTGCGACCACAATTACACGGGACGGTGTACTCACCATCGGGAGTACAGAAGCTGGCCCTGTAACGGTAACTGCAACCTCTATTTATGACACAGAAAAGAATGGAACAGCTACTATTACTGTGAACGCTTAAAGTTTATAGCCGGGCGGGCAACACCGCCCGGCAAATATAAAAGGAGAAGAAAATGGCAATAAATCCCAATACAACAATTTATCTGTGTGCAGGCATCCCGTGGGGAAATGATTATGCGCACGTTAGATTGTTCCAGAATATGGAAGAACGTCTTTCTTTTCTTTCCACAAAAATTGTTGCGACACTTGACGGCGCAACTTATCAGCGTGACGACAAATTCGTTTCGTTTCCTGCCAATTATGAAACGATTGCAAACTGTAATTACATGTATTACCGAAATAACAATCGGTGGTATTTCAACTTTATCACGGACATTCGTTTTCAGAATGAAAACAAAAGTGATGTGTATTTTGAACAGGATGTTTTTCAAACATGGTTCGCAGACGATACGTTAAAAATATCTTTTGTTGAACGCGAACACACAAATGATGATACATTCGGAAATAACCTTGTACCCGAAAATCTGGAAACGGGGGAATATGTTTATAATACGGGTGTTGTAAACTTGATAAGTAATCGGTTGTATGATTTTACAATCGGTATAATTATCGCAGTTTCCGAACGTTTGGACGGCGCACCTACTTCAAGTTTTCTAGATTACTCATTCAACGCATTGGCGTACCGTTATTATAAAGCCGATGCATGGCAACAAGCATCAAATTTTGTCGATGAATATTCAAAAAGCGGTAAAGGGGACGCCATCGTAAGTATTTATATGTTCCCGTTGGATTTAATAGGGGTTACAAGCGAAAGCCCTAGTAGCGGATGGGTAAATATTGCAGGTGTGCGCGATATTATGAGTAGAAAGCTGGAAAATGTTTTCGCCCCTATTGATGGTTACACACCTAAAAACAATAAAATGTACGCTTATCCCTACCGCACTTTAAACGTGTGTTCTCCCGGTTCTTCTGAAAAAGAATATAGATACGAATATTTTGACACAAACTTTTTAGAAAACAACGGTCCTTTTAATTTGTTTAGCGCGCTTGGAGGTTCTGCCCCGGTTGTGGCCATCCCACGTGCGTATAAGGGTTTGAATGTTAACTATGATGAAACGATAACAACAAGCGCATATCCGACTTGTTCATGGATTAACGACACATTTAAAAACTGGTATGCGCAAAATCAAATGGGAATCAATTTTAATGCTATTGTAGATGGCATTGGTGGCGTGCTTGGGGTTGCGTCTGGAATAGGGACGGGGAACTGGGATTCAGCAGTCCAAAGCGCGGTTGGCGCAGTGTCCAGTGTGGGGAACGCTTTAATTAGTGTTGAACAACATAAAATAATCCCCGATAGTGCGAGAGGTAACACAGGAAATGCAAGCGCATTTTATAATAACGGGTACTTTGATTTTGTGTATTTTCCAAAGTGCATTCGATATGAGTTTGCGAAACGCATTGACGATTATTTTACCATGTACGGTTACAAAACTCTGCAAACAAAAGTGCCTAACTTGTATGGTCGACGTTCTTGGAATTTTGTGAAGTGCACAGAAGCTAATTTAATAGACAGTATTCCTGTTGTAGCGCACAATCGAATTAAACAGGCATTTGAAACGGGTGTTACTTTTTGGCATACGAACGATATCAAGAATTATGCTCTTGATAATTCTATTATTTAAGGAGGTGCAATAATGGCAAGAAAAGGAATAGGCGGCAGAGACTTTCAGTTTTTTGATTCTCTAGCACTTAACAATGTGACTTACAACGAATATACAATTCGATTGCTCAACATTGCACTGGCCCGGTTTAAATGGGAAAATGTGCCAAAAGGGATTGACATTCGCTATCTTGAATTGATGCTCATCACACAGGGATCTGCACTGGTTTTTTATGAAGATAGCTTAGACCAATTTTTTGGTTTAGGGGTAGCGTACACAGGCCCGCTAAACTGGTATGGGGTACCGTCTGAACGAAGCGCAGTTGCCGCAAACGGCACGCCTTTTAGAATGTTGGATGAAACAAATAGCGTGCTAATTTTTAATAACATGGCAAGGACTGGAGACGCGTATATTATAAATGAATACGCAAAAAAGCTATATGAAGTCCAGCGAAATGCAGAGACGAATGCAAATTTACAAAAGTTTTCGGCTTTCATTGCGTGTAACGAAAAAGAAAGATTGTCGCTTAAAAACTTGATTATGAAGCTGGACGGAGGACAACCTTTTATTTATGGTGATAGGTCCTTGAATCTTGATAGCATAAAGCCAATTAACTTGGACATTCCATTTATCGCGCGCGATTTGTTGAGTGTAAAAACAGAAATTTATAATGAAGCGCTTACAAGCCTTGGAGTTGTTTCGGCTTTCACAGATAAACGGGAAAGACTTGTTGCAAATGAAGCCGCCGCTCCGTTCGGTTCACTCGAAATGATACGTGAATCTTACCTGTATGAACGAAAACAGGCGTGCGAAAAAATAAATGAAATGTGGGGTACTAATATAACAGTAGAGTTTAATTCAGAAATTCCAATTGTGCCCGAAATGGACGGTGAATCGGAAAATGAGTAATTACACGGTAGAGTTAAGACAACTTATTCAAAATGGTTATGATATCGGTTTAAAAGATTACCCAATTTTTGATGAAAAATACCGTGACACGCTTAATAATAAAATCATAATACATTACTGGATGAGGGAGATTGGTGCAGAAACAGCGGAGCTTTTTAAACTTTATCTTAACCGCACTATGACTGAAATAATGCCGTATTATAACCAACTCTATAAAAGTGCCCAACTTGACTTTGATCCTTTGAATGCTTACAATTATGTTGAAACAAATATGGAACTGGAAAACGTTGAAAGTGACGGCACGCGCACAGACACGGCAGACGGAAAGAGCCTTTACAGCGATACCCCCCAAGGATTGTTGGATAATGGAGCTATTGCAGACGAAAAATATTTAACTTCTGCAACTTTAAATGATTCATCGGCTTCTTCAACTGCAAACAATTTGCAGAAACGTGACCGAAATTTTGAGAAGAAAGTGCGCGGGAATATGTATCATAATTTAAGCGAATTGCTGAAAGACTACCGGGAAACATTTTTGAATATCGACATGGAAATTATCAACAACCCGGAAATACAAAACTGCTTTATGAAACTTTATTAAAGGAGGTGAAAGCAATATGGATTTTCTAAATGTGGTTCGGTGTTGTACCCCCGCTTTGCCGTCTGCCTATGCTGATGCACTATCCTATTATGAAGCTTTGTGCAAATTGCAGGGCGCTATAAATCAGGTTATAGAAACACTTAACACATATACACCCGTAACCGAAGAATGGGTTAAAAATTATGTGTCCGAGCAACTGAACTCGATTATTAAAGATATCGAAGATTTTGAAAGTTCTGTTGATGGAAAAATCGACAATCTGGAAAACCAGTACGCAGAATTTACACAGGAAGTTAATGAAAAAATAGTTGGGATAATTGATACGGTTAATAAAAACAATGAAATTTTCTATAATTATCTAATTACAGTTGTTAACCAGAAATTGGAAGAAGTTGTAAACAGGCTTGGGGATGAAACAATTATCAACAACACTGTGTACAATAAAATGGACAGTTTAAAGAATACTTTGAATGATATGTACGCAGGTGTGCGGCAAACTGGAATTACAGCATATGAATATGCGAAATTGGGTTTGACCGCGACAAAATATAAGGCTTACAACGTTACCGCTTTTAACTATGCAACCGCCGCGCGTTTTATCTGGGATAAACTCATTTACGGTGTGTATTCTACTATTACGGGTGTTTTTACTTCTACACAACAGGCTATAAATGAATTGACACAACAGTTGAGAACAAGTGGTCTGACAGCAAACGAATATAAAGCGCTTGACTTGACCGCAAATGGTTATACCGCTAAAAACTGGACAGCGTACAATTACGCTTGGAGCTCTAAAACTTAAATAAAAAGGAGATAATTTATTATGTCTAGCACAAACAAAACAACTACTCTTGACCTTTCGCAGTTCGTTGGAACTGACAAACCCGATTGGCTGACCGATTACAATGAGGATATGGAAAAAATTGACACTTGGGCGACAACAGCTGATTCCGATATTAACGCCGCGAATAACATTGCGTCTGGAGCAAAAACAACGGCAGAAGCCGCGTCACAGGCGGCGAATGCCGCGACCACCAGCGCGGCGCAGGCTAACGCGGCGGTTCAGAATCTGCTTGCTTCTTTGAATTGGATACGTGGCACAATTAGCAATCCTACTGCAAATATTTTCCAAACCACCGGCTTTGTCTGTGAATACCAGCCGGGGACTAAACTTTTAAACGTATATGGTAGTGTATCCTTTATTCAGAATATTTCAACCGCTATCCCCTCCGATGGTTATGTGAGCATCGGCACTTTGAATATTGCCGGAATGCCTAACCCCAGTGAAAATAAAGAGATTGGGGCGGCATGTAACCTTACGGGCATTGGTCCTTCTGGCGCAATTATTGCATCGCAATCAATGCTTATTAGACCTGATAAGTCGATTGTTGTGTATCTTGCAGACATTTGGCAAGCACCTGATACCATTAATAATAAACGTATCATTGTCCGCTTTATGATTTCAACAAGCCAGTGGTAAAATAAGGAAAGCCCCTCCATCCGGAGGGGCTTTGTTTTTATTCAAATGTTGTGTCTTTCGGTTCGAGTAAATAATCGTTTGGATTTTTCCAGTAATCGGATTCAACTTTTGCTAAGGCTTCATAGTAGTTTTCTGTATCAATTTCTACAACTGCTTCATGGACTTCTTTGATTGTGATTTTGAATGTCATAGCTTCTCCCTTATCTCCCATCACATCATATTTGAAAGGATTTCGTTTTCTCCCTTTCACTGTCTATATTATAGCATGGATTGTTTTATTTGTATTTGCATTATCGTCTCTTTCTGTTTGTACTATTGTGTATTTATGGAAGTGTGCGAATAGCCGTGGCGCGTGCGCTCTACTCCCTTTCGCCGTACCGCGTGTGCTCTATAGACCAGCTTCCAGTTTTTACCCGCTGCGGTTGCGGTGTTACCAATTTCTTCCACTCGCGTTTGCACTATCGTCCACGGTTTGTTTGCACTAACTCATTTGCACAATCGTCCACGGTTGGGGAAACCATTTGCACAATCGTCCACGCACTCTAGG